AGATAGGAAAGAGTGTAAACCTTTCATGTATAATTTAAAGTACATACCTTCACTGTCAGCACTTAATTTTGTATAGTTATCATCAAAAGGGATTACTTCTTCTTCTGAAAAAGCGTCTCTAATACTATAATAACTAGTTTCTTTAAAATATCCTGTGTTTAAATAATTAGAACTTGTAACAAAAGTTCTTGTAGGATATTTATCTCTTACATGAATCCTAAAAAGAGCTTCATCATTTTGATTATATTCTTTTTTATTTCTATAAAGAGAAACATTTAATTCTCCTTCTAACTTAGCAGATGATTGATAATTATGGGTACTATCATCCCATTTAAAAGTTAATTTAGGAGGATGTATTGTGTGGGTATCTTGGGAAAAATATTGTAATTCACCAAAACTAGTAGATACATTAGATTCAACACTATCTATTTGTTTAATTAAAAATCCTTGGTTAGAAATTCCTGTTGGGTAATTAGCTCCATTAAAATAACTTTGGCTAAATTTTGTAACTATATCTGTTACATCAAAATTTGTGTCTAAATCATCTCCTCCTAAAAACTGTTGGCTTGCTTGAAACCCACTACCTGTATACCAAACTCCTCCCCCCGGTGTTATAGGACCTCCTACTAATGAAGAACTTACTATAGATCCTGTTGTTCCTGTTACTGTTTCATAATTATCTATTACAAATCCTTCTTCTACTGCAGATGTTCCTATTCCTCCTAAAGTTGAAGTTGTCCATGCTGTAGCTTCTATAGAATTATCTCTAAACTTCCAGGTGACCCCATTTGAAGCTGAAGGTAAATTGAAATATTTATTTGTACCTTCATTCCATGATTGTGAAATTGCATAAACTTGTAGTATATGGGTTTGTGTTAAATTTTTAGCTTGAGTTGAAGTTAATTGAAGATTTGCTTTAGAACCAGTACCGAATCCACTATTACCCCCTATAATATCTTGTATTATAGATGATATTTCTTCTTCTTTAAATTTAACTACAATTCTTGAGGGATAAAAATATTGGTCAGTTGTTCCTCTCTCTTTTACAAGTTCAAGTATTTCATCCCCTCCTGTATTCATATTTGTACGATCAGGGTGGCTATACAATGTAGCGTCATTTTCCGGAAATAAAAAGTAATATGCCATTTTAATATGTTGTTACACGTCCTTGAATATCAGCATTAGGATATTTTATTTCAAATATACTAGGGTCCATTGAAGGATAAATTACGTTATTTTTAGTTGCTCCCTTAAAACCATATTTATATTTTGAATACCCTGATTCTTCCCCACTTTTATTTTCAAATCTAACATCTTCTACTGTCTGTACTCCTTTTACTCCACCTATTAGATTTTCTATTTCAGAAATAATAATTGGTTGATTTATTTGCCATTTATCTATATTAAAATAATTTTGAAGTTCAGTGATAACAGCTAATAATACTTCTTGATTATTATAAGATTTGTATGTTGTGATTTCAAAATCCATACTAAAATTTATTACAAATGCATCTTTAATATTAACAGCATCTGTTAGCATTCTATATTGTTCTAAATAATTAGCTAAATTTATTTTAGTTGCTGTGTTTAAGGTTGTTATTTTTTTATCAATATCATATCCTAAAGTATATAAATTTAGAGCTAAAGGATTAGGTATTCTACCTGGTTCATTTGTTAAAGGTGAAGTTTGATCATCTTGAACTATATATGCTTTAGCTACTCTTCCTAATTGTGGGGGCATAGATAAAGTTCTAATTAAATAATCATCTCTTGTAACAGTTCTTTGTTGGGCTCCAAAATTAGCCATAGTATTCATCCTAATTTCTTCTATAGATTCTGCTCCTCCCCCTCCTCTTGCTGGTTCTATATTAGTAGATTGGATTGAAGCTTTTACAAAATTTAACATACCTTGATTTAAATTAGGTTTTGGTGTGATTTTTAATTCTCCTGAATTTACAATTGTGTTTGAATTTACATTAGCTTGCATACCCCCTCCTGATAAATATTTTACTGTTAATATTGTATTAGCTGGGACTTCTCCATAAGCTTTAGTGTATAAAAAGTTAGAAGGGTCATAAGATACATCTAATTTACTTCTTCCATCTAAAATCCCTAAACCAATATTATCAGGATTGGGGATAATTTGTTCGTCTGCTCTATCACTTACACCTGATCCAAACTGGATTTCCATTTTATTATTTGCTTTTATTCTTGTAGTAAATCTTTTAGGTACTTTTTTTAATTTAAGTAAGTAAGGGGTTTGGTGGTTATATTGATGTAATTCAGGGTCATTAGCTGCTTTATTTTCTACTTCTTCAAATTTAGTATCTTGGGCTAAATAAGGAACTTCATGATATTCATTACCACTACTATCTATAATTGATTCTATTGAAATAATGTTAGAATCAAATAAGTCTATAGTTAAATACCTTTGTGAGGTTCCAACTGAAAATGTTTGTTTTTTTACTTTGGCAGAAATGGCGGGTATTGTTTTTTTAAGTAAAAAATATTCTGGGTTATCTGAGCCATCATATTGGTATATACTTGTTATTGTAGGTTCAAAACTAGATGAAAAACCAAATCTAGCATCTTTTGTTATATAAAAAGTAGTACCATCTGTAGAAGAAAATGTAGAATCTGAATTTACATTTAAGGCATAATCATGATCGGGCTCATAGGACCCATCTATTATTTTTGAGGGTACTAATTGGGATATTTCTAAATTTACATAAGCCGCTGTTGTTACTTTAGGTCTGTAACCCATAGTATGAGCTATATTATATAAGTTTTCTCTTTCTTGTACTGAAGATAAAATTGATTCTTTTAATTGAGTATCAGTATAATAAGATAATACATCCCCCACATATGCTGCCATTTCTAAGAACATCATTCCTGGGTTACCTTCACTAAAATCATTAAAATTATTAGGAAAATATGTTTTTGTAAATTCTATTAATTTGGCTTTATAAGAATTATAATCTTTAGCTAAATAATTAACTTCTCTATCTTGGTTTTTATTTGTTATTTTTGAATATGCCATTAGTAATTACCGGTTTGTAAATTTAATTGTATTGAATCTAATGTTCCACTTAATAAAGACACGAAAGATATAGATACAAATAATGTTTGGTTATCTTCAGACATTGATGAATTTACACCTACTACCTGAATGTTAGGTACATAAAAATCTGCTTGTGTTCTTATTCTGGCTTTTAAAGATCCTAAATCTAGTTTTTGATCAAATAATAAGTGTTTTAACCCAACGCCAAAATCAGGTAAATTTATTCTTTCACCAGGAAATGTTAATAATACATTAATAAGATCAGATTTTGCTTGTTCTGTAAGAGTATCTGTGCTAGCAAATAAATTTGTTTCGTCCAAGGGGAAAGCTACTCCTATCTTAATATTATTAAGATCTCTTGGGTCTTTTCTTATTCCTTGTACTATGGCCATTATTAATTATTTTTCTTGTTATCTATTGCTTTCATTAAACTACTGTAATCTCTTGTAACTGCATTTGCTACTTCAGGAGGCATACCTGTTGTATCCATAGACATAGGAGCTCCTGAGGCAAAAGGTTTTGATAAACTTACGGGTGAATTCGATGATTGTGTGTTTGTGTCCCCCATTGCTGTTTCATTTAAGAGATCATTTAAGGTTCCATCACTTACAAAATTTCTTTTTTGTTTTATAGGTTTAGTACCCATGATTTTTTCTCTTAAAGAATGCTTTGATACAGGTTGAGTTGTAGGATTTTCATTTGATACCTCTACTAAATTTGTTTTATGTTCTATTATAGTAGGTTTTAATTCATCACGTAAATCTTCTTTAAGTGTTTTAATTTCTCTGCGTAACGCATAATCTATTTCTTCTCTAACTACTTTTCTAATTAGATTTTCAAAAGTTTTTGCTTTCATGTTAATTTGTTGTTTGTTATAAATATAAATTTTTTCTAAATATTAATTATTTTAAAACTAATATTGTATTTTAATACCCATTCTTTAGTTTCTTTTTGTAAAACTGATATTCTTTCTAATGCTCTAGTATCTCCCTGAGCCTGTAATTCAGCTAACATCATACCATATTTTTGTTCAGACCACGCTATAAGAGCTTCAAGATTCATACCTTCAGATAAAGATGCTATATTATCCCCATTTATTGTATTTACATTTAGCCCTTCACTACTAAAACCACTGGAGTCTCCTGTTCCCGTACCTGTTGCATTTTGGCTGTTTGGGTTTAATAATTGATCACATTTACTTTCGTGTTCTAATTTCATAAATAAGGTTAAAGCTACTAATCTATCTAATTGATCTTTTAGTGATTTTAAGGGGATAATAGCTTTTTGGATTAAATCTAAGATTTTATTTACTTTTTTTGTATAAAGTTGTACCATAATTGTTAAACTTAATACTAAAGCTGAATATTCTGCTATTTTTCCCCCTGCTAAATCCGCTAATTCTTTAGCTAAAAATATAGGTCCCGAAGGGGGTCCCGCTCCATTAGGGGGAAGAGGAATATGACCATATACTTTTATCATGATTTTAGCTGCGATTACAGCTGTACCTAATGTAGCTGTAATAGGTTGTAATACAGAAGCTATGTCATTTATTTTAGCTAAAACCCCTGAATCATCTGTTATTTTTTTTAATTTACCTTCAACAGCTTCTAAACTATCAAGAGATTTTTCTATTGTTTTTTGTAGTTTATCTATTTTATTTGTTATTTTATTTAATTTATTATCAAATTTTTCTTTTCCTTTACCTGTACAATTAGCTTCTGTTGTATCTGATTTTAATTCATCTATAAGATCAGCGGGTGATGGGATTTGTTGTTTTAATTTAATAACTTGTTTTTTGCCCTGGTCTTTTATCTTTTGTTTCGATGTTGTAATAACTCGGGTTACTGTACTATTTAATAAATTTCTTACTGACGCTGTAGACATTTTATACTAATTTTGTGTTTATACTCATTATATCTTGGATATCTTGTTTTAGACTTTCTATTTCTATTTTTCTTGATTGAAATGTTGAAAAATTACCTGGGTTTATGCCTGTCATTCCCCCCGGGGGAGTTACTACATATGTTACTTTAGTGCATATATCATCTATTACATCATCTATTAAATCTAAAACGCCTTCTAATAATACTCCTAATTCGTCTCCTAATACTGCTGGTTGGGTAGGAAGGGTATCATCATATTCTAACCCTAAATATATTTTGGGAGAATTGATTATAAATTTACTTCCTTCATTTGGGCTAGTATCAAAATGAAAACTACCATTAGTGCTAAAACCTATAGCTTTATCTGAAAAAAGTAAAATGCTATCATTTTTTGCGTTAAATAATAGCCTATCTGAATTTATTATTACTTGATTTCCTTGAAATATTCCTGGGGCTTCTGGTATGTAAGTCATATTATATTAATTTAATTAAAAACTATTAATTGGTTTGCCTCTTCTTCTAGATCATGAGTATATTGACCCCTTCTTGAAGATTCATTATTTTTATAGTATTCATGTAAGTTTTCTTTTTCTGAAGCTAATGATTTTGTTTTTTTGTTATCATTTTCATTATAAGCTACATGGACCCACTCTGAATCAGTATTACCACTACTAAATTGTCCTTTTTCAGGAAACTCCCAAATTATTTGATTCCAGGTGGGTAAATTATTTATAGCCCAGTTATATACTTCTGATGCAAATCCTTCTGTGTATATTATGTCACAAGCCATTCCTTGTATATGTTGGGATGTTTCTACACCCCCTACAACTTCATTTAATTCTTTACACCTATATACTGATGTTACTCCTATAGAATTACCACTACTACCTTCTAAATTATTGAAATGTCTCATTATAGGATCTACAACTTTATTATGTAATAATTCTAAATTACCTATAATATATTCAGGGGTTAATTTAGAATCTGAACCCACATCAACTCCAGGCATGTTGTTAATGCCTCTATTTTCTGCTTCTCTACTGTATATATATGATTTTAATTTAAACGCCATAATTTATAATATTCCTAATGCTATTTTTGCTTCTTGAATTAATATACTAATTGATGCAGTAAATGAAGTTTGACCATCATACACAGTTATCATATCTTTATCTTTAACTACTATTTTATTTTTAGGACCTTGTGTTACTACATAAAAACCATAAGGACCATTAACTAAATTAGGAGTAGTCGAATCAGGGGTATATGATTCTTCAGCATCCGCATGTATAGGGGGCGGATCTTGGGGTCCTAAAGGTCTTTCTACATCTATTCCTGTAGGGTTTTCATATGATTCTGGTAAATCTCCTAAATCATCTCCAGGGAATATTGTTTGGGCTTCTGTTGGTGATATGTCGTAATCCGCTATGTCTTCTTCTACTATTTCTTCTGGTATTTCTTCTGGTTCTGGAGGAAGGGGAGGTGGAGAAACTAAAGGTATATCTTCTTCTACCTCTTCAGGTAATGGTTCATTTTGTATTATAGGTTCTATTTTTTCCTCGATTATTAAATTAGCACCAAAAGATAATTGATATAAAGATGCAGGTATAAAATCTGAGATTTGTTGGTTAGAACATAGATATATACTTGAATCATCATTGTCTATGTCTTCTACTATATGTTCAAAAGATTCTTTGTTTTCTTCTTCTTTTTGGCCATTTCTTATTATAGTTATAGGATTACCTATTTCACCTTCATTACTCCATCTATTTATATCTTCTAATTGGTTGTAAGTAGTGGCTCCAAATCTTATAGAATTACCATATCGACCTTCAATAATAGTATCTCCTTCATAAGGTCTTAAAGGTCTTATTTTTTCAATTTCTTTAAAATATTCTCCTAAATTAATAGAATATTCATTTTTGGAATTTTGTGCACCTGCTTCTAATTCTTCATTAGATAAAACTGGTTTATTATTAACTAAAATATCAGGAAAAGCATTATGTAAAGGGTGGTTATAAATCTTAATAGGAGGTAAATAATATCTTACTGTATTTCGGGTATTCCCTTCATAATAAATTTCTGAAGGTCCTCTTACTAAATATACTATTTCATTAACTACGGGATATTGATTTATACCAGAAAATAATGGTTTTGCAAAGCTTAAAGTATCAGTAGAAAAATTATCAGGGGCTGATGTATTAAGTTTAGTATATAATATAGTTCCAACAGCGTCACTTTTCCCTAAAGCATTGTATCTTTTAGGATTTGTTTCGTTGTTTAAAATAACTTCTCGTACTCTTACAGCTTCTAAACTAGTCCTCATTTGATTTATTTTCTATTTGTTTTGGTTTTTCTACTGTTTTTGAAATTTCTTCAGCAACATCCATTAATTGACTCATTTCCTCTTCAGTTAATAAACCACCATCACCACTAGAAGATATACTTGTAGATAAACGTTGTACAATGGCCGCCATTTTTATTAACTGGTCATCGTTTTTAACACTAATTTCCATATATTCTTTAATTAAAGGAACTACAACAGTAGCATCACCTAAAGATTGGACTAAAGGGCGTAATTCAGCTATTAAAGAGGCTAATTGTTTTGCTTTTTTCTTTTGATTACCGTGAATTTCTTTTAATAAATCAGAAAAAGATTTATCATCGAATAATATTTGATTTAATGAATCCATACATTTTTATTATAAATATGGAGTTTTTATATTCTTACATATCCTGTTTTATCAAATTCGGCATATAGTGTTTTATATACTGTTTTTAACTTTTTAGTTACTTTAGTAATAACTGGGGTGTCTACATTAGTCATTTCTCTAATATAGATATATAATGCTTTTTTATTAAAAATTTCTAAGTTTTCTCTTCTTTTAAATAATATATTAATAGCATCACATACTTTTCTATCTTTATCTTTTTTAAACATAGTAAACATATGTTTATCAATATATTCTGTGAGGTAATCTATAAAATCTTTCATTTCTTTTTTACGTCCATCTCTTCCTAATTGACGTATTACCCCATCATCTTCATCTGCTTCTTCAAGGCCTACTTTGGCTTTTTTCTTCTTATAATTATTATTGTTATAAAGTATAAGATAGTTTTTACCTACAATACTAAAATAACTAAATGCTTTTGATCCTCTTTCAGGTTTAAAGTAATCTAATTTTTCTAAAAGAAAACAAATTACTTCATGTTTTAAATCTTCTAAATCATCTACTTCTGTATAATAAAATTTAAATGTATGGATGAGGTTTTCTGCTAATTTGTAAAAGGCGTAATGTATTCTTGTAGAGAATATATAGTCTCTTTCTTTTTGATTTGAAGTTGATAAATATTCCGCTATAGCTCTATCTGTATCTGGGGTAAAGTATTGTTTTTTCTTTGTTCTCTTTCTTCCTCTTTTTGGTTTTAAAACTTCAGTTGTTCCTATAATAAAATCAATAGTAGTATCTATTGGGGGTAGGGGGGCGTATTTAGTTTTATTTGACATTTATATATTTTATCTTAATGTAAATTCGTTTAGTGCTTCTTGGATTTTTGTAAATTCTTTAAACATCCAACCTATTTCATCATCAGCTTTAAATATGCCTTTATTATCAACTTCATTTAACCTTATATTACAGGCTTCTATAGCTTCACTTTGTTTAATAATAAAATTTTCATATTCTGTGATTATATCTTCTGATTTTTCGATTTGGTTTAATAAATTTTTAATTATAAAAAAAATAAGTATTAAAACAATTACTAATGTAGCAATCAATATTATATTAAGTGTATTCATATTTAGTCTTTAAAAAATGAATCTATAACATCAATAGTTGCTTTTGATAGATTCGGATTATTTTCTGTGTTTATTTTTTTAGCTGCTCTAAGTGTTTTATCTCCTTTAGTAGCATTAGCTGGTTTTGATTTAGGAACACTATTAGATGCATTATTCCATAATTCAAATTCGATTTGAGCAGCCATATGGTCTGCTTGGTGCATTAATAAAGGTAAATGGGTTCTTAGTCTAGTTTCTTTCATACTAGACATAAAATAAAATTTATTAGATTCATCATATAAACCATCATGAATTTTAATTGTAATAAATTCATTTTGGGTTAATTTACACCCAATTTCCTGAAGTATAAATAATGATCTTTCTGGCACTTTCATTGCGGGGATGTCTGTGTTGAATTTATAAACCATACCTAATTTATCAACATGCCATTGTGAGTCGTTTGGTTGGTAGTATTCGCCTTCTTGTTGGCCCATCTTGCCTAAATCATGGAATAAAGCGGCGAAATGCATTTCTTCAACAGTATATGTGGAAACATCACCCCCCATGTCTTTCCACGTTTCATATAATTTATTAGCACAATCAAAGACACGCAAAACATGGTCAGTATAACCACCTGCAAATGCTGAATGGTGCCAATTTTTGCTTGAAGCAGGCATCATCATCATTCTTTCTTGGTATTTTTCTAAAAAGGGAAGTAGTATATCTGTTCTTTCTTTAGTAAATGAATCTGTGATTTCATTAATATAACGATCCCAATTTTTTTGAATTTTTTCTGCTGATAACATAACTTTTATTTATTAAAGGGGACGTATATTTTGAATCCCTCTAGGTCCCATATTTCCTGTATCTGAAAGAGTGATTATATTTTGCATTTCTTCAAAACGTTCTTTTAATAATCCCTCTTCCATAAATTTTAAAGCTTCTTTATTTTCACCTCTTTTAATAAGGGTTCTTAATTGAGCTAATGCTTGATCTATTCTATCTAATGCTGTTTGTGCTTGTTTTGCGTATTTCATGTAATTTTATTTTATTTATAACGTATAGTAAATTATTTTGGGGAATCCAAATATTTTTTGAATTTTTTATTACACCAAATTAAATTTTGTTTTAATATTTTTTTACGATTATTATCTAATTTATTAAAATTAGTTGTTTCTACTAAAGCACCTATTGATATTATACGGGTTATTTCATCTTTATTCCCATGTTTTTTAATAAGTTTTTGTAGTTTGTTTATTTTTTGTAAATATTTATTTCGTTTAATTTCAGAAGCATAATCGAGTTCATAAATTTGTTTTTCTTCTTCAATTTCATCAAAAACTTGAAATATATTAGTTGATGAACGAGTAACAGTGCTTAATTCATCAGCTTGTTCCATTCGTTGTAAGGCTTTATCTATATTTTTTGAATTATATTCTTCTTCCATATTTAGGGGATAATAATTCTTTTTAATAAAACCTAATTTTTATTAAAAGATTTTACTAAAATTAAATTTCATAGCACTTTGTGAAGAACCCATCTGATTTAATAAATCATCACTTGAATCTAAAGCACTAAAAGAAATACCAAAGAATTTCATACTACCATCTTTTTTTAAATTAACTAAATGGTTACCGTCTCCTGGTTTTCTTGACATTTTATCTTTTAAAAATTTTCTAGCCATAGCAAAGGCACCTTCTTTAGAAGTAGTATATTCTATCATTGAATCTAAATAATCTATATTCTTTTTTATTTGACTAAAAACAGGATACATGTTTGCTAATTGATCTAAATCTACTTCTGAAAATGCTATTACATGATCAAAAGCATTTATTAAATCTGTTCCCGCAAAATTTGTTGGGTTTATTGTTTTGTCTTTAGCCCCTTCTGCTCCAAAAACTCTAGCTA